TCCTTCCACATTGATTAAGTAATGAGATTCTGGTAAACATACCTCAAGACCTGCTTCAGTAAGAATCATGTCTTTTCTCAAGTCTTCATCAGCGTTTTGAACGTTAGTCATAACTTGAGTATCTCTATTAACACCGTTACCAATCAATGGTCTGTAGTATAATTTGCTCATATCAGCCATCAACATTAAACCAGATGAATGACCTCTGAATAATGGTTCTTTAACCATGTATACAAAACCGTGGATAGTGTTGATTTCCATTAACTGGTGACCAAACTGTCCTGATAATTCATCCATGTTCATTTGATACTGAGTTGAAGCAGTTGACACATCTGAGAAACTACCACTACCCATTTTGTTGAAGTAAGAAATTACAGGAAGAGAAGCTAATGCTAATCTTTCGTTACTTCCACCTCTAGCTGGGTCAAATAGTACTTCAAAGTCGCCTAATAAAGCGTCATAAGTTAATTCAGATGTTGCATAAGTTTTAGCATAAGCTTTACCTGATACATATTCTAAACTATCTGTACCACCTTTAAAAGTGCTGTTTTTAATAATGTGTCCTACTAGACCTTCAGAATATTGAATGCCATTTACTCTTGCTTTTTGGTTAAAAAGCATAGCTCTTTCAATATCAATTTTGTGCTCTCTCATTTTCATAGCTAGCACTCTTTCAAATTCGTTAGAATATCCACGAAGTTGAGTTGCGTATGCAGTGTTTGTAATCTCTGCAGCAGTTTTGAAGATTTGAGTATATCCAAATCCATCATCAATGCCTTCTGAGAATACGTCTGGTGACCCAGTACCTTCTCCATAAGCTGAACCGATGATTTGACATCTGTCATCATCAGCAATGCTGTCAGAACCATAAACGCCTGAAACAGAAATACATTTAGCTTGGAAAGTAGTATCTGCACCGTTATCTACAGGTGCTGTTTCTACTCTTAAGATTGCATTTCCATATCCTGCTGTGTCTGCTGCTCCAACAGTTCTAACTGCAATTACCATACCTTTAACTAAGAAGTCAATAGATGCTGGTGATGATGCATTATCATCTACAGTTATTGTGTAATCTGTACCTGCTGCTACAGTTCCTACAGCTCCATCAATGAAGAACTCTCTACTTGTGTAACTAATCTTTGACCTATCTTCAAGATAACGGAACAAAGAATCGTCAGTAGGAAGTTTAGCTGTTTTTGATAAGTACACGAAGAATGGTGATTCTTCAGGTGCTAATTCAGCGATTCTGTCGCTGAAGTTAAACAGTCTTCTTTGGTCAGGAGCAACACCAGTGCCAGCAGCACCAGTAGCTGTAGTGGAAGCAGTAAGATTACTTGCTTTAAGTTGTCCACTTGTTATTGCCATTTTAATTCCCCTTTACGTTTATTTTTTTGCAATACTGCCACGTATAGAGCGTGTATTACCAGCTTTCAAAATATTGGACCACATATTATCTTCATCAGATGTTTTAGGAGGTTGTCCACCTTGAACTAAACCAGCTGACTTAGGTTTTTGTTGTGCTCGCTTTACGCTTTCAATATTTTCATTTACTTGTGGTAAACCGTTTTTGTTTGTATTCCATACGTTAAACAGTGTCTCTAGAGGAAGTTGTTCTTTAGGTTTTGTAACAAAATCTACAAAGTCGTTTGCATCAGATTCAGACATCTTGTATTCAGTTTGTGCTCTTAATTTAAGAGTGTCCACTTGACGCTGTGCTTCTAAGCGACCTATATAGTCTCTCATTCTTGAGCTAACAGCATCATCAATCTCTTGTTGTCTTAATTGATACGATTTACTATTTGGATTTGTATACGCATCCCAAGGATTAAATTCCTCTTCATTTATTTGTATTTGCTCTTTGTCCTGTCCTTTACCCCCTGTTAAGTGGTCTCTAACAACGTCTACCAGTTCAGGATTATCCTGAAATAGTTTTGCTACTGGTCTTACTTTGTTTAACTCAGCCTGAGCTTTATCATACATAGACTGGAATTTACGTACCTCATCTTCCTGTGGTACGTCAGAACTCAAATCCTGTTGAATCTCTGGCTCACTTAAGTCATTATTTTCAGAAGTTTCAGAACCTTCTAAAGTTTCATTTTCATTTATATATTCGTCACTCATTTTATTTTCCTTCCGATGTGCTGTTTATTGTTCACCAATATCTTCTGACAGTAATGAATTTATTCCAGCCTGCACCTGTTGTTCTTGTTGACGTTTGGTTCTTTCTGTATTTACTTTCTGTTGAGCCTTTGCCCCAGTAACCACTTTATTAAGTTCAGATTTAAATTTCTGTACCTCAACACGTTTTCTGTCAGACATAGACTCTCTCTGGGCAGTTTGTAAATCTCCAGATAGAAGTTTTATCTGGTCTTGTAATTGACTAATAATACCTTGCATTCTTTGTACTTCACCAGTACGTTGCAAGACACCTTCTTTGTCAAAGATTTCTGTTTTCTTTAACGCTTCGGTTCTATCAATCAATCCTAACTGATATGCTTCTAGATACATTTGATATTCAGCGTGTTTGTTATTAGGCATTGTTGAACCTGAAACAACACGAACATCAAATTGTCCTGAAGTAATATCATTTTCTATTTTGACCAATTCTTTTGTTTTATCATCATACAATCTATTGTTAATAGCAAACTGTGTAATATCATTGTTTGGTTGTACGATTCTAAATTTCTTTTCAAATGTGTAATGTTCTTTAGACATTTGATATAATACTTTCCCAAGCTGTTGCAATGCCATTTCAATGTCACGCAACTTAGAAGCACCACGACCTTCTCCCATTTGTGCTAGTAGCATTGTGCCACGTACACTTTGAGGTGCACCTTCTTTGAACCCCTGTAATAGCTCAGGAACTCCGAAGTTTAAGTCAATATAACGCTCTACTTGATTGATAAGAGCATAGAACTGACTTGTTAAAGGTTGTGGAGAAGGAAAATGTGGTTCTCCATAGCTTGGGTCATATTCTATTACAGCATTAGGATTAGCCCAATCTTTCTCAAGTTGTGAAATACTTTCCACACTTCCTTGTGGTACTAATAGTTTTAGACCAGCAGAAGTTTGAGCATGAGACAATGCAAGAGAGAATAACTTATTAAGTAGTCTCTGCATATCTTTAACTTTATTCACATCTGATTTAGGATATGGTGTATTAGTCCATATATTTGGTATAGGAACGATAGGATAAGTATCAGTGTCCAATATAGTTTCATATAAAAGGACTTGTCCTAATGATGCTGTAACTTTAATTCTTGTTTGTGGTATTTCTACAAAAGCATAAGTATTGTTATTGAATTTAGCTTCATTTTCAGCTACAAAGATTTCAAATGCTTCTGCACTCATAATTGTTTCAGTATTGTTTTGTTGGTCAGCTACTCTATAATAAGGAACTCTTACTTTACTAAAACGTTCAATAATACGATAACGTTGTGTTATGGTATTCTCATAATCTTTATCTTCTACTTCAGCAGGTGTAAATACATTCTGTGAGTTCTTCTGCTGTGAATCAGGATAATCATCATAATAGTCAGACATATTGTGTGTTTCAATATTTGGTAGAAACTCCTCTATATCTGGATATAAGTCTAATAATTGCTCTTTTGTTAAGATGGTAGACATCAAAATGTTTGCAGCATCTTTAAAATACCTGTCTCTAGAAGCAGGGTCTACGTACACTCTGAATGGATTGACATGAGTAAACATGACTTCTCCTCTACCATAATCTGCTTCTGGTTCTATATATGCATAAAAATAACCAATACCAGCAGTTGCATAATCGTGTACAGCTTGTTTGAAATGATGCTGCCCATCTGATATATCATAGATATATTCTAATAATGTTCTCCAAACATTAGCTAATTTCGTATCTGAATCTTCTCTAGCAGTAACACCAAACTTTACAGGTCTTGATGTCATTAGAGATTTTAGTTTATCTATAGCAGCATAGATTCTATCAATAGTAAAATCTGCTTGACCTACAGATTGTAATACTTCTGACTCTTCTGCTGTGTAATGATTCCCTAATGTAAAATCTATTGCATCTCTAGCTTCAACATCCCAGTCTCTTCTAGCCTCTGCATAACGTTGAAAAATTTCTCTATTTTCTCTTGCTTTTACGTCTTCTTTGATTCTTGACATTATTTAACCTTCATTTGTTGTCTGCGTTTTCTATCTTCTTTGATAGCTTTTTGTTCTTTCATTAGACCTCTAGTTGGTAAATAATCTACTTTTCCTGAATCTCTTTGAGCATTATACTCTGCTCTTCTTAAATTTTCTGCCTCAACAGTGAATCTGTCCATAAACTTTCTTGTTTTATCTTTGGTTTTTTTACCAAAGTTGTAAAGTCTTCTTCCTAAACCTTGTGTATCTATTTTCATGCTTGCTCCGTATACGGTTGTAAAAATTCTTTATAGAACTCTTTGTTTCTACCTAATCTTCTTCTTTTGCCTTCTGGGTCTCTAAATACTCTTTCATACTGCTTGAACCCAGGTCTTCCTGGGTCGTCTTCTAATACACCATCTACATTGTTATGCATTAAAAATTTTGCAGTAGTTGGGAACTTTTTTAACCCACCTAAGTTAAAACAGTAATCAGCTAAGGCATATTTCAGCCTATCATCCACATCAGACCATTTTCTATTTCTGCTTACACAGAAGTTTTTAGCTTTTACAACAGATAGTTGTGCTTCATGCAACAAGAGGTCTTCTACCTCTCTTTCGCTCATACCTGTTTTCTCATAAGTATTTTGCTCTTCAAGCGTTTTCAGCTTGTAACCGTACCCAATAGTTTTTAACCCACCTTCAGGTGAGTCGTACGGATAAAACTTTTCCCCTACTTTATTTGCGTACCCTTCTACCCTTTTTAAGTAGTCAATGTATTGTTCTAATGTATAATCAGATACCATAACCCTGTTTAATTTAAAACAGCCTTTTAGGCGATTTCTCATATTTTTAATCCAGTCATCCAATTTATTTTTGTACGTGCTTGTGTTGGAAAATCATCTGGTCTTTCATACTCATCATTTTGTATTACTCTACTTCTAGGTGCTTTAGCAAAAAAGTCTGCATAATACAATCCATCTAGCAAGTCATCATGCTTTCCTTTTGGAAACTCAAAGATTTCATCCATTAGTTCTGAATGTTCTTTTTTGATGTATAGTTTCTTACTATTGATGATACTACCCAAAGACATTTCTAATCTGTCTTCTTTTTTAATACCATGTGGAGGTCTTACTCCTTTGTTAATACCAGGTAATAATCTTTTTTCTTTACGTGCCATACGTTCTAACATATCACGCACCATTTCTTGTGCACCTACCGTCTCTACAGCACATCTACGTATAGGTGAGTATTTTTTAGCCATCTTTAATATTTCTTCTGGCATATCAAACGCTGGTATCTTATCATGGTAGTAATCTATAACATATCTGTTTTTGTCTGCATCTATACCCATTACTACAATAACTTGATAGTCAGAGGTGTTAGATGCTGTATGTGCTAAGTCAACACCCATGTAAGTATAAATAGGTATCATCTCTTGGTCATTTCTTAAATAAGTAAACTGTCCATCTGTGTGAAACTCATAATTGTGATAGTTTATGTTATCCATCTTAAATGACGCAGACGCAGCATCTCTAGCATCGTTTAGATATTCTTGAGCAAACTTATCTACCTTACCTGCCTCTATGTATTCTTTTCTTTTTTGATTTAACTTAGATAATGGAAATTGTTCTTCCCATGCTGGTTTACCGTCTTCTATAGCACGAATAAAGGTTACATCCCACGGATAAGACTTTTTCGTCTTTTCTGATTCTTTCCATCCATCTACAATGTTTTGTAAGAATGCATCATAGTGTACAATCGTACCAGATAACCATATCCATCCTTCTTTACCAGGACTTTCTTCTAGTGATGGATATACTGTAGATACAATCCATTGTTTAATTTCATCTCTACGTATAGCAGTCTTTGTATTTAACTCTGATTCAAAGTCATCCAGTATGATACCTGTATAACGTGTATCTACCTCAGCACGACCTCTAAGACGCTGTGAAGTACCTTTTGCTATAATACGATGCCCTTTTGTAGTAATTAAGTCTTTTTCTGTCCATCTCTTACCTACGTCACCTCCACATAGATTACCAAAGTAATATCTAATAGCTTGATTTGTTTCTAAATGTGAACGTATATACTTGACGTGGTCAATAGACTGACCTTGTTCCTCAGCTACCCAAG